AGGCGAAAGCGTTAGCTTTAATGAAAATGAAATAGACAATATCGAGGTAATAAAATAGCACTAATTCATATTTACGAAACCCATGAGTCTTTATAGGCTTGTGGGTTATTTTTATTTAAAGGAGACGAATACAATGGAAAATAATATTATTGCAGTAGATTTTGATGGAACTTTATGTGAGAACAAATACCCTGAGATCGGCGAGCCAAATATGGAACTTATTGATTTTCTTATGAATTGCCAGTTAAACGGGGATAAGGTTATTCTTTGGACTTGTAGAAACGAGGAGCAGACGAAGGCGGCTGTTGACTGGTGCTCAGAGAAAGGGCTTGTCTTTGACGCTGTTAATGAGAATCTTCCGGAAATTATTACAGAGTTCGGTGGAGATACAAGAAAGATATTCGCGAATGTTTATATCGATGACAGGAATGTATCTTTATATTCTTGTAGAAAAAAGACATCTATGGATTTATGGGCTGAAAATGAGGTGGAGTTGGCTTGTGAACGTGAGAAATCTGGTGATGATGGCGACGGATTTTCTGAGTATGGCTGTGCTTGCTACAGAAGTGCATTGAAGGCATTTAACAGTCTTATGGAGGATGAACATAGTGGTATGAGTATTATTGGAATTACTAGAAATATTCTTAACCGCTTAATTGCAGGAAAGCCATTAACACCAATTGTAGATACTGATGATATTTGGGATGCCGGTGTTAGTTTTGAGAAAAATGGAGAGAAATCAATTCAGTGCAAACGAATGAGTTCTCTGTTCAAGCATGTTAAAGAAGATGGCTCAATTAGTTACAACGATGTAGCAAGGACTGTATGTGTGAGCATTCATGATCCGAACAGTACATATCATAGCGGATTAGCTGACAAGATTATGGATGAGATGTTTCCTATTAGTATGCCTTATGTGCCGTCAACTAAACCATTTTATGTATATTGTGAAGCTTTCTTATATGATACAGAAAAAAATGGAGACTTTGACACAGTTGGTGTATTTTATGTGATTACTCCAAACGGTGAAAAGGTTAAGATTAACCGCTTCTTTGCTAAGAAAGATAATAAGTTTGAAGAGATAGATATTTTCAAATATGATGCAAGAAAAGAGGCAGCGGAACAATTAAAGAAAGCTGGTGAAAAGAATGATTAATTTCTTTTTAGGATTTGGTAGTGGATCTATTCTCAGCGTATTTTGTTTGTGTCTATTACAGGCTGCAAGCAAATTGGATGAGATGGAAGAAAAATTTAGAGAGGAGCCGGAGAATGAACAGGAGTAAATTTATTCAAGGTTTAAACAGTAATATCGAACTTTCTGATAAAGAGCGAAGAAGAGCTATACGAAATAGCATAAATAAGAGACCTTGGAAATTGAATTGCACTATTGCTATGGAGGAATTTGCAGAACTCACACAGCAGGTTAGCAAACAAATTAGAGGTTATGGTGACAGAATTGGACTCATAGAAGAGATGGCAGATGCTTATATTTGCTTGAAACTTCTGGAGTCCATTTTTAATATCTCACCAGAAGATATGCAGAAAGCAATTGATGTGAAGATGGATAGAGAAAGGAAAAGATAGTGAATCGAACTACAAAAATTAATGTTCTTGCATATGCTTCACGACCAGAAATGGATATCAACTACTTCGGAGATATTGTGGAATATCAAGGAAAAAGATATTTTGTCAGTCTCTCTGAAGAAGTAGTTGAATTTCGTGGAATTGTGAAAGAAAGTGGTAAAGTAAGCGATATGGAGAATTTGGAAGATAGGAGGTAAAGATATGAGTGATATTCATATTATAGGAACGCTTTCTAGGGAAGATACCATCGAAGAGGCGGCTTTATATTATCTTAGACTTGGGTATTCTGTGTCGATGGTTAGAAAACAGCCAAATGAAAATAAAGAAAATTTGATTATGTATTGCTTTAAAAATATTGAAGATTCAACTCGGATTGTAGCTATTCCTCATAAAGACGGAACTTGTGGAGAAGGGACACAATATGAAATAGCATACGCAAAATTTTTGGGAAAAAGAGTTGATATATGGAAAGTAGATCATAAATAAAAAATGATTAAATTAGAGCACGTAGTTCTGGCGAGTCCGGAGCAGATGGAGTTTATTATTGAGGGTATGCGTAATCCTATGAACTCATGGGAGAAAAAAGACTCAAGAGAAGGATGTGAACAGGGTTTATGCTGGAAAACCTGCAAGTTTAGCCCTCATTGGTGTGGTAATACTCCGAGATATATAGTGGGGGAAAACGACCACTCACTTATGCAGCGTTTAGCAAGTGCAGGTACTGANGTACTCCGAGATATATAGTGGGTGAAAATGACTACTCACTTATGCAGCGTTTAGCCAGTGCAGGTACTGACCATAGAAAATTTATGAGAATGATGCCGGTGTATGTGAGAATTACGGCACCTTTATATTGGTGGAAAGAATTTGATACATACAAAGTTGGAACGGTCGCTAACAGCTGTAGTACGATGCACAAGATCCAGGAGAAAGAGTTTACACTGGAGGATTTTAGCTGTGAGCATTTGATTTCAGACTGGATCGGAGATAATAACGATGCTATCTGGTATAAAGACCCGCCTAAAAATGGATCGATTGAATGCCCGATAATATTTTCTCCTCTGGATGCTTTAAGAACCACTATTGGAGTATTAAATACGAACCGAGAAGCTTATCTTAAAACAAAAGACAAAAAGTTCTGGTGGCAGATGATTCAGCTTCTCCCTAGCAGCTATAACCAGACACGTAATGTTATGATGAATTACGAGGTGCTGGCGAATATTTATAATTCTCGTAAGGATCATAAGCTGGATGAATGGCGAGAATTCTGTAAATGGATTGAGACTCTTCCATATTCTGAGTTGATTACTGGAGGTGCGGAATGAATGATAAGTATATAAGCATTATCACCAACTTTGGATGTCACTATACCTGTCCATATTGCATCGTTAAGAATAACAACCTAGATATTCCTAGAACAACAATTAATGGTTTGGACTCATTGTGGCTCGAAATTGTAAGGAATCAGTGTAATTGGGTTTCTTTATCTGGAGGTGGAGACCCATTATGGCATTATAGTGAACACAAGGACTGGTATGATAAATTTTTTGAAATTGCAGAAGATTTAAACATAGAACTTCATACGAGTTTACCTAATGTTGCTGGAGCACCATATGATGCATTTGACAGGGTAGTGTACCACTTACATAGCTTAGAGCAGTTATACAGTATCAAACGACAAAATTGTGCAATCGTCAGGGTTGTGTTTGTAGTGACCGAGAATTTTACAGAAGATCTTATTAATCGTATAGCTGTATTTTGTGCGAATTCAGATGATATTGACGAGCTTAGTTTCAGACAGATGGTAGATAATCGTTATCAAGAGACCTATTACTGTTACGAATATTTAAAAGCTGGTCATAAAAAATTGTGGTGGTATATAGAGCAGAATGATTACAATTTATATTACTGCCAGAATAAAGTCTATACAGAATATAAGAACATTGGAAGATAGGAGACAAGTATTAATGCTGAAGTGGTTAAGAAATATATTTCATAAGAAGCCAGATCAGTGTGATGGATGCGATATGGCTATGCTTACAAGTTGGATTTCCTGTGATACTTGCGTAGATGGATGTAATAAGCGGAAAGCTACAGAAAAAGAACTTGACGATTTTATGAAATATAGAGGAAGTCTTATGGGTAAGGAGTGATATTTTGACAGTTATAGTAAAAGACTACTGGAAGTCTCATATCAATGCTGTAATTTATGGATATTGTGTTTGTGGGCGAGAGGTACAGCACTCAGCTAAGAAGATTGATGAAAAGTGCCCCTTATGCGGAGCAACTCTTGAGTGGAATTTATCAGATAAGAAATTATGGCATAACGGAAAGGAGAATGAAACAATATGACACATGATAAGTATGATACTGATATTTTAAAAACTCTAAAGTCTATAAAAGAGTTCCTAAATTCATTGCATAGAAAAAATGTTCAACGGGAGGACACGGGATGTTAGCAAAGATTTTTGGTGTTTGTGTAGCGCTACTTATTATATTTGTAGTGATACCGTCATTCGCCATTGGATTAGTTATATGGTGGAATTTTGTTCACTACATATTCTTTGAACCTAGTAGAAATGAATGTGGCGAAATTGATGAGTGCATCGGCTGTAATATTGAGGATTGTTATGATATTCATGGTGATGGTACAAACAAGAAGTGTAAATGGAAAAATTTAATCGATAAGGAAGCGGAGGAAATGAAAGATGACAATTAATGAGTTATTACCTATTTTAATACTGTTATTTGTGGTGTTTATCTTGGTATACGCACTTACAACCAGAATTTTGGAAAGCTTTGAATATGAGTCAAAGATGGAGACACTTGGCAAAATTGCGAAAGCTATGATCGAAAGAGGTTCAAATGTGAATATTGAGAACCTCATGAATGAGTTAGACAGAGAAAAGAATGACAAGAAATAACAGGCTAAGGAGAAGTAAATGCGTATGATTAGTGGGTTCGGTTACAGAAATCCAGAAGGTTATCCGGACCCAACTGCGTATAGTGCAATAAATAATGTAGAGAAAACACCTGTAGAAAACAAAACATCATCAGAAGATGAAGAACGTTTCCACAAGCTTTTAAATACTATATTTACTATATGCGAGTTGGCTGGATTTCATATTGAAGGAAGAATTGCTATAAAAGACTGTAAAACAGGTAAAATTTGGAGGTAACAGAATGGAATATGATGATATTTTACGGACATTATGTGATGTGTGGGAAAGAGTTAAGGAAGCTATGAAGAAATTTGCCGAACGATTAAGGGAACTTTTCGGAAGTTTATCTAAAGTCGTTGAGCCTGGAAAGCCTATAAAGGTGACAGATTATCGATGTCATAGGGACTTTTACGTTCGTGCAGAGTATACATATATTCCAATATTCCGCAGAAATATGCCATATCACAGAAGAAATTTTTAAGATTTGGAGGTGAATATAGGAGTGAACAGACGTGGAAGACCGCCTAGAGATGACGGTGAAGTGAAAAATAAGCAGTATAGATTGCGTTTGTCGGACGGTGAGGAGTCTATTTTGGATGAATTATCGACTGAATATGGTATGCCAAAGGCTGAAATTCTGAGAAGAGGGCTTCGAATGCAGCATAATTTACTGAGACATACTGGGTAAATTATTAAAAATGTGTTAATTCTTGGATATCCATTTAATCATTTTTGGTCATTTTCTGCCCACTTTTGGAAAAATAAAAACGGGCAGAGACTAAAAAATTTGGGCAAAAGTGCGAAAAACATTTAGTGGATATCCAAGTTTGGTCAAAAATTTGGGTTTTCTGCCCACTTTTTAAAACGTTTTTGTCCATAGACCGAATGTCCGCAAACCCAGTATTTATGCGGGTTCCGAGTTCTTGGATATCCAACTTTGGTCAAAAACCCACTTTTTTTTCAACTCTAATGCGAAGAAAAAGTTTAATAAATATATATAATTAGCAAAAATTTTTGGGTTTTTGTCCAAGAAGGTAGTTCCAACTCAAGAAGTGACTTTAAATTTAATTTCAGCTATGGTATAATTTAAGAGCCACACAATCATATATTGCTAAACGTTTAAGGGAATGACTTTGGTAAAAAGTGTATTCTCTCTTTACTTGTACCCTTAGACGGAAAGCAAGATTGTGTGGCAACAATGGGAGATGCCTTTTTCGGTGCGTCTCTCAAATGGGGCGCACTTTTTATTTTGCGTTTCCATATTGATATTCTGGATATATGGAGGAGCAAGTGTTATGGCATCTAATAATAAATCAAACAAAAACTATGCTGGTGTTCTCGGGGCAATAGGAGCTGTGGCAGGATTAGTTCAAGCAGCATCACCAATGGTTGAAAAAGCAATGGATAAATCTAAAGATAAATCTGATAAAACTGATATTAAAGTTATAATTCCAGATTTATATCGTAAAGACTTTCCGATAGATTTGGATCAAGCAAAAATATTATTATCTGATAGCGGATTGAAATATTCCGAAAGTAAGATGGTCGTTAAAGATGCAGATAAGAAATATAAGGACTGTTTTAATTTTCAAGTTATCGCTTCAAGTCCTAAGCAGGGCACATCTGTAAATCAAGGAACGACTGTATATTTAAAATACATAACTCAAGAAGTGATTGATGCCAGTATAAAAATTTTTGAAGATGAAGAAAAAGCCAAAGCTGAACTTAAAGAACAGAAAGCAATAGAGAAACAGGAACGTAGAGACCACAGAAAAGAAAAAGTTTCAGAAGTAACTGATAAGGCAAGAAACACAATCAGTCATGTATTTAAGAAAGGAGAGCTTAAAGATGAGTAAGAATAGAAAGAAGCGTGGTACTGCCGGATTGATTTTGGATTTGGTACTGACCATTTGCACTGGCGGTCTTTGGTTAATATGGATACTGATAAGGTATCTGAGAAATAATAGCTAAATATATTTTTGAGACAGAGATGCGTAATTGTGTCTCTGTTTTTTTATACTCTTTTTTTT